CAAACGTAGATAAAACTTCGAAGTATAGTGCTCCGGAGTTTGTACCAGGTCCATATGAAGCACTAGTTATTAATAATCTTGATCCTGAGTTTCACGGTGCAATAACTGTACAGCTATTAAAAACAAATACATCAGGTAACGTTCCTTTTGCAGAAGGCGAATTGTTTACAGCAAAATACTTGTCCCCATTTGGAGGACAAACACCTATATACGGTAATACAAAAAATCCAGGCTATAAAGAATCTCAACAAAGTTATGGTATGTGGTTTATTCCACCTGACGTGGGCGGAAAAGTTTTAGTTATATTTGCAGAAGGTAATCCTAACTTATGTTACTGGCTAGGTTGTATTAGTGATAAGTTTATGAACTTTAGTATACCTGGTAATGCCGCAACTACTATTACTGATCAAGAAGTTCTTCCAGACAATTTAAAAGGTAAAAAAGTACCAGTTGTAGAATATAATAAAAAAATTACAGAAGCAGTAAGTAGTGATCCTACAAGATTTAATAAACCATATCAAAAAGCATTTACTGATAATCTTTATGCACAAGGATTGTTAGAAGATGAAACACGTGGTATTACTAGTTCAAGTGCAAGACGTGAAGTACCTAGTGCAGTATTTGGAATTAGTACACCAGGACCTTTAGATAAAAGTCCAGGTTCGCCTAAAGTTAAAATAGGTTCAAAGGAAGATTTTGCAAGTGTATTCAAAGCAAGACTTGGCGGAACAAGTTTAGTATTTGATGATGGTAATGATAAATTTTTAAGAAAAACTCATGCTAGTTCAGGAGCATCAGATTATGCAAATGTAAATTTAAATGAAACTGATGGGCAAGTAAGTTTACCTCATAACGAATTAGTTAGATTGCGTACACGTACAGGACATCAAATACTTTTACACAATACAGAAGATTTAATTTACATAGGTAACAGCAGAGGAACTGCTTGGATAGAATTAACCTCAGATGGCAAGATTGATATATTTGCAGAAGATTCAATCAGTATGCACACAAAAAATGATTTTAATTTTACGGCAGATAGAAACGTTACAATAGAAGCTGGTGCTAATTTAAGTTTAAAAGCATCAGGAAAATATACAGGAGTTAAAGTTAATAAGGGTAGAGTACAAATAGAATCAAGTGCTGATACAAATATATTAGTAGGTGGTAGTACTAAAGTTACAACTACAAGTGCATTTGATTTAAACACTGGCGGAGGTAATAAGTTTACAGCCGGCGGAGCAACGGATATACTCAGCGGAGGCAACCATACAGAAACCGCACCGAATATCCATATGAATGGACCGCAGGCGGCTACGGCCGCTACCGCGTCCGCTCTGTCTACGCACAGCGTCCCTGGCCACACAATGTACCCTATCCTATCACAACGTTCACCACAAATGGAACCATGGACACACCATGAAAACTTAAACCCGTTAGCATTTAAAATTGCACTTACAGATAGAGATGTTGTTACAACTGTAACAAATCCACTACCTACACCAAAGACTGCTGATGTGTTTAAAAAGGAGTTTAAAGCATAGGTAAATATTGTTATGGCAGATTTATATAAAAAAATTACAGTACCATCAGGAGTTAATCAGCAACCAACTACTACTAATCGTGCCTATAAAGGTACAAGTACAGTTAATCCTAATAATAACAGCAATAAGCTGTTTGATATAGGACTTATTAAGCAAGATTTAATAAATCACTTCCACATTAAGCAAGGTGAGAAGTTGATGAATCCTGAATTTGGAACAATTATTTGGGACGCAATATACGAGCCTCTAACAGAAAGCATGAAAGAAGCTATTGCAAAGAACGTTACAGACGTTGTAAATGCAGATCCACGTATAGTTGCTACCAAAATAGATATAGATTCATTTGAGAGCGGAATTATAATTGATGTTGAATTGAAGTATTTGCCTTATAATATTTCAGAAACTTTAAGGCTAAAATTTGATGAAGAGTCAGCACAGTTTTAAGTACGCACTTAACGGAATACAATAAATAGTAATATTAAGGAAAGCAAATGTCGTCAACAAATAGACAAAACAGATTATTGTTAGCTGAAGACTGGAAAAAGGTCTATCAGTCATTTAGAAACGCAGAGTTCAAGTCATATGACTTTGACAACTTGCGTAGAACAATGATCAATTATATTAGACAGAACTACCCAGAAGATTTTAACGACTACATTGAATCAAGTGAATATCTAGCACTAATTGACCTTATAGCTTTCCTAGGTCAGAACTTGGCTTTCCGCGTAGACTTAAATGCTAGAGAAAACTTTTTAGAGTTAGCTGAACGTAGAGAATCAGTTTTACGTTTAGCTAGACTCTTATCATACAATCCAAAACGTAACCAAACAGCAAACGGATTACTTAAATTTGAAAGTGTAAGTACATCAGAGGACATTGTTGACTCTAATGGTACTAACTTATCAAACCAAACAGTTCTATGGAATGACCCTGCAAACACAAACTGGAGAGAACAGTTTGAGAAAGTTTTAAATGCGGCATTACCAGTAAACAGTATTATTGGCAAGCCAATTAAAAAAGATACTGTAGAAGGTATTCCAACATATCAATATAGATTTGATGCAAGTAACACAGACGTTCCTGTTTATACTTTTAGTAAAAACGTTGACGGTAAAAATATGCAGTTTCAAGCTGTTTCAACAGATGTTAATGATGGTGTTATATCAGAAGAAGCACCACTACCAGGAAACAGTTTAGGTTTCTTATACAGAGATGACGGAAGAGGACCAGGAAGTTCTAACTCAGGATACTTTGTACACTTTAGACAAGGTACGTTAGACACAGGTGTTTTCAACGTTGCATCTCCTAGCACAAACCAATCAATTAGCCTTGATGCAACTAACATCAACAACACAGACATTTGGCTTTACAAATTAAATTCAATTGGTGCTGAAGATGAACAATGGACAAAAGTTGATTCAGTTGAAGGTAATAATATTGTTTATAACAGTTTAAGAAAAAGTGTTAGAAATATTTTTGGTGTATTAAGTAAAACACAAGATAAAGTAGATTTAATTTTTAGTGATGGTACGTTTGGTAACTTACCGCAAGGACAATTTAGAGTTTATTACAGAACAAGTATAAATGATCAATATAATATTGTTCCTGCAGATTTAGTTTCTATTAGTGCTACTATACCTTACACTTCAAAAGCAGGTAACCAAGAAAATATTACACTTTCTTTTGAATTAAAATATACAGTTGACAATGCAACTATTTCTGAAAGTAATGAAAGTATTAGAACTAATGCTCCAAGTACATATTACACACAGAACAGAATGGTTACTGGTGAAGACTATCAAGTTAGTCCATTAAGCATAAGTCAAGAAATTATTAAAGTAAAAAGTGTAAACAGAACATCAAGTGGTATTTCAAGATACTATGATTTACTAGATGCTACTGGAAAATATTCAAGTACTAACTTGTACGGTGCAGATGGTGTTGTTTATAAAGATTCATTTACTGAAAAAACATCATTTACGTTTACAACTAAAACAGATGTACAAGGAGTTATTGTAAACACTATAACGCCTATTCTAAGTCAAAAGCAAATGTTAAATTATTATTTGACTAACTTTCCTAAAACGTTAGTTGCTGACTTAGGTGCTAAATGGTCAAGTTCAACTACTGCAACAAATCAATCAACAGGTTCGTTTGTTGATTCTAACAGTACTAAAATGCAAGTAGGTACATTTACAAGTAGTGGATTAAAATATATTGAAGCTGGAACATTAATTAAATTTACTGCTCCAACAGGCAAACACTTTATGGCTAATGACAATAATAAGTTAATGTCTGGAAACGCAGACCATTCTAACGCAATTAGTTATAAATGGGTTAAAGTTGTAAGTGTTACAGGAGATGGAAGAACTGACAATACAGATGGTACAGGACCAATTGTATTAAATGATATTATTCCGTCCGATGCAATTCTTTCAGAATTAAAACCTAAGTTTAGTAAAACGTTATTAACTGATGTACAATCACAAATTACTGATCAAATTTTTGCTTACAAAACATTTGGTTTAAGATATGATAGTGCATTAAGACAATGGCGTATGATTACAGAAAATAACTTAGACATTACAAGTGATTTTAGTACAGGTAAAACAGGTGACGTTACAGACCAAGCCTTAGATGCAAGTTGGTTAGTATTGTTTGAAACTGATGGTGAAAAATACACAGTTACTTCAAGAGCTCAAAGATATGTATTTGAGAGTAACGAAGAAATTAGATTTTATTATGATAGTACAAGTAAAATATTTGATAATAAAACAGGAAAAATTATTAAAGACAAAATTGATGTATTAAGTATTAATACACAACCAGATAGTACAAGTCCGTTTACAGTAAATTATCCTTGGGAAGTATCTAAAGAATTTAGAGATGGCGATGGATATGTTGATAGTAAAAAAGTTGAAGTAAGTTTTTATGACTCTGATTCAGATGGAGTTGTAGATGATCCTGAAACTTTTGTTACTTTAGTAGACGAAACTACAAACGCATTAACAAAATATGTGTTCCTTAAAAAATACACAACATCAGATGGAATTGATGATTACAAATACATGGACAATTCCGCAAATGCAGTATTAGTAAAACAAAACGAAAGTTTAGTTGGAGCATTAAGCTCATACACAGATGGACAAGTGTTTTATCTAGTTGTTGAAGATGTATTTAAAGTGTATAGCTCAACAGCAGGAACATTATCATTGACAACCGACTACAAAGCATACGTAGGCAGAAGCGGACTTAAATTTCATTATGTACACGCCGCAGACGATGACAGCAGAATAGATCCTAGTTCAAGTAATATTATTGATACTTACTTGCTAACAAGAACTTACGATACAGAGTTTAGAAAATACTTAAATGATACAATTACATCTAAACCTTTACCACCAAGTAGTGATAATTTGTTTAACAACTATGGTTCTGAAATTTCTAAAATTAAGTCCATAAGTGATGATGTAATTTATCATCCAGTAAAATATAAAGTGTTATTTGGATCTAAAGCTGATGCTCAAGTACAAGCTAATATTAAGATTGTAAAAAATCCAGATCAGGTTGTTAACGATAATGACATTAAAGCAAGAGTAATAGCGGCAATAGACGAATACTTTGCTTTAGAAAATTGGGATTTCGGTGATACCTTTCATTTCTCAGAGATGGCTACTTATGTTATGACGCAAGTTGCACCTGATCTAGTAAACATTGTAATTGTTCCTAAACAAGACTCACAAGTATTTGGAAGTCTTTATGAAATTAAATCTGAATCAGATGAAGTTTTTGTAAGTGGAGCAACAGTTGATGATGTAGCAATTATAGATGCTATTACGGCAAGTAAGTTAAAAGCATCAGGTAATATTGTTACAGGAACAACTGCATCAACAAGTGGTGTTGCAAGTGGATCTAGTTATACAGCGGCAACAGTTCAAAGTTCTTCAAGTAACAGCTCTGGGAGTAGTTATTAATGGCATATGATGATAATCAAAACGAATATCCATTACCGGCTGGCACTAACGACACTGGCCGTGTAAGGACTAGTGCCGAGCACCTTCCAAGATATTTCAGAACTGCACACAATAAAAAGTTTTTAAGTGCTACACTTGATCAATTATTAAATCCAGGTGTTGCAGAAAAAATCAGTTCTTACTATGGTAGAAGAATTGCTAAAGCACGTAAGGCCGCAGATACTTACGTTAGTGATGTAAGCACACAAAGAGAAAATTATCAATTAGAACCTGCTACTGTTATTAAAGACAATTTAGATAACGTAACGTTCTACAAAGACTACAACGATTTAAAAAATCAAATTAAAGCATTCAACGGTACTGTTGATAACGATAGTACATTGTTTAGCCAAGAGTATTATGCTTGGAACCCTAATATTGATTGGGATAAGTTTACAAACTTTAGAGATTACTATTGGTTAGAAAATGGACCTTTAAGTATTCCTGTTGTTGGACAAGCAAAAGGATTAACAAGTACTTACACAGTTACAAGTGTAGACAATTTAGATAATAAATCATATCTTTTTACACCTGATGGACAAACTCCTAACCCTACTTTAAAATTATATAGAGGACAGACATACAAGTTTGAGATTAATACTCCTGGTATGCCTATGTCAATTAAAACTGCTAGAACATTAGATCCAGATTACAATTATAGTGTAGGTATTAGTGATAGTACACATAGCACAGATGTAGGAACTATTGAATTTACAGTTGATATACTTGCACCTGATACATTATATTATGTAAATGGTAATGATATTAATGCAAGTGGATTAATACAAGTTTATGATATTTTAGATAATACAGCTATTGATGTAGAAGCAGAAATAGTTGGTAAGAAAACATACTCAATGACAAACGGTTACGAAATGTCAAACGGTATGAAAGTTAATTTTAAAGGTACAGTAACACCAGACAAGTATGCAGAAGGTAACTGGTATGTTGAAGGTGTTGGTGAAGAAATTAAATTAATTGCAGAAAAAGATATTGAAGTTCCAGGAACAGTAAGCACTAGTGAAGCAATACTATTTGATAGTAAAAAGTTTGATAGAGCTCCGTTCTCTCATGCTAACGCCTGGGCAACGGACAAAGATTACCTTGTACAGAACAGAGCATCAACTAGTAAAAGTGCTTGGGCAAGATATAACAAATGGTTCCATAAGTCAGTACTAGAAACAACAGCATTAATTAATGACGAACCTAGTGATGTTAATCAAACAGGTAGAGCAACAAGACCAATTATTGAATTTGGTGCAAAGCTAAAGTTATGGAATTACGGAACTTATGCTAAAGGTGATGTTCACTTATTAGACACATATACTAAAGATGTATTTTCAACTATTGAAGGTTCGTTAGGATATAACATTGATGGCGTAGATGTTGCAGACGGAATGAGAATTCTATTTACTGCTGACCCTGACACAAGAGTTGCAGGTAAAATTTTTAAAGTTAAATTTATTACACATAATAACGTAAGACAAATTAGTTTAGTAGATGAAGCAGATACAGATCCATTAGAAAACGAAACAGTATTAATTACAGACGGTACAGACTACAAAGGTAAAGTATGGTACTATACTGGAACTAAATGGAAAGCTGGACAAGATAAGACAGCAGTTAACCAAGCACCAACGTTTGATTTGTATGACCAAAGTGGAAATGACTTTAATGATGCAACAACTTATCCAGGTTCAACTTTTGCAGGAACTAAATTATTCTCTTACAAAAAAGGATCAGGTGCTAATGATACTACATTAGGATTTCCTTTAACATATAGAGCATTAGAAAATACAGGCGATATTGTATTTGATTTTAATTTGTTGCAAGATACATTTACGTATCAAACTACTTACGCAAATACAACAGCAAAAACAGAAGTAGGTCTTTTAAGAGAGTACACAGATAGAACTACATTTACATATACATCTGGTTGGACTAAAGGCTATGAAGATAGTAAGCAGTTAGTTAATAGACAATATATTGTTGATACAAAGTACAATGACTTTCCAATTGATGTTTATAATAATAGTGGTGATCTTAATGACTTATGGGTAAGAGTTTATGTAAACAATATAAGAAAGAAAAATCTTACAGACTATACAATTAATAGAATTAATAAAATTGCATACGTTACTTTTACTAATGATTTAACAAAAGACGATATACTTGTAATTAAAACTAAAAGTGCTACAAAGAAAAATGCAAATGGTGTTTATGAATTAGCATCAAACTTAGAACGTAATCCACTTAATAATAACATTGGGTCTTTTACGTTAGGTGAAGTTAATGATCACGTTTTAAGTATTTGTGAATTACGTGATGACTTTGTAGGTGACTTTCCAGGAACAGGTAATTTAAGAGATTTAGGAACACTAGCATCTTATGGTACAAAATTTGTACAGCATAGTGGACCTTTTAATTTAGCAAACTATCACATAACAAATAAAGATGCTAACATTATCAAAGCATTACAATATGCTAAAAAAGAATATGGTAAATTTAGAAAACTATTTTTACAAACAGCAGATACTTTAGGATTCGACGGACAAAATAAAATTCACTTTGATAAAGTGATGGAAAAACTTAACAAGTATAATTCCAGTGAAATGTCATTTTACTTTAGTGACATGATTGGATATTTAAGTCCTAAAAAATCAACACACGTTGTACAAAACGCAAGTACACAATATTATGCATTAAACAAAGCATTTGACCTTACAACTTGTACTAATAGAGCTGTAAACATTTATATAAACGGAGTACAACTTATTCATGGAACAGATTATAAGTTTGAAAGTAATTATAGTGGCTTTGTAACAATTACAAAAACTAAAGTTGTTGGTGATACTATTGACATATACGAATACGAAAATACTGACGGTTCATATATTCCAGCTACGCCAACTAAATTAGGTTTATATCCTAAATTTAAACCTGAGATATTTACAGATACAACTTATCAATCTCCTGTAAAAGTTATACAAGGACACGATGGAAATATATTTGTTGCATACAATGACTTTAGAGATGACTTATTATTAGAGTTAGAAAAAAGAATTTACAATAATATTAAAGTAGACTATGACGCTACAATGATCAATATACACGAATTCATTGGCGGAGAAAATAGAGATACAGGATTTACTAAATGGGCAAGAGATAAAGCATTACTACCTGAGTTTATTGAATGGAATAATGCATTAGGAAGTCCAGACTATTCAGATTATAGTTTCTGGGAAAGAACTAACAGCTTTACATTTAATTACAGCAACACTAATTCACCAACAGGTAAAAAGAATGCTGGATATTGGAGAGCTGTATATAAAGAAGCATATGATACAGACCGTCCTCATTCACATCCTTGGGAAATATTAGGATATAGTGAACAACCAACTTGGTGGGAAACTGTTTATGGTGCGGCACCTTATACAAGTGAAAACAAAATTCTATGGCAAGACATAGAAAAGGGTGCATATAGAATACCTAATGAGCCTGTAACTTATAATAGTAAGTATGCAAGAGCAAATATTACAAAGCATATTCCAGTTAACGATGCTGGAGATTTAATAAGTCCATTAGATTCTAACTATGCAAAAAATTATATTAGTAATAGAACACAAAATCCATTTGTGTTTGGTGATGAATCACCTACTGAAACAGCTTGGCGTAGAAGTTCAGAATATCCTTTTGCATTAATGATATCTTGGTTATTAAACCAACCAACTAAAATTATGGGACTAGGATTTGATAGAGCAAGAATTAAACGTAATCCTGCAAAAGAAGTTATCTATAGTGCAACTAATAAAAGATTAAGACTTGAAGATTTAGTATTTCCTAATACAACAGAAGATACATCAAGAGTAATGACTTCAGGGTTTGTTAACTATGTTGCTGAATACATGAATAGCAAGACTATTAAGTATTACACGCAATATAAAACTGATTTAAAAAATGTTACTAACCAATTAGGATTAAAAATTGGTGGATACACAGATAAGAATAAATTTAAATTATTACTTGATTCAAGAACTCCTCTTAATGAAGGTAATGTATTTGTTCCAGATGAAAACTATCAAGTATTCCTTAACCAGAGTAGTGTAATTGACCTTGTTCCATATAGTGGTGTAATTATAGAAAAAGTTCCATCAGGATTTATTGTTAGAGGTTACAATTATAATAATCCATACTTTAAATATTTTACTCCAGTTTCATTAGCAGATGATCCAACAGTAGTAGTTGGAGGAACTTCTGAAGATTATGTAACTTGGAAAGGTGGAGAAACTTATAGCCCAGGACTAATTGCAGAGTTTGGTGGTCAATACTATATGACTGAAACTTTACATACAGCCGAGGATACATTTGATCAAACTAAATTTGTAAAATTAGCAGAACTTCCTGTAACAGGTGGAAGAACAGCAGTTTTCCATAGACAATGGAATGAAGGAATTAATGACGAACCGGTTGAGTTAGCTTACGGTACAATGTTTAGAACTATTCAAGAAGTAGTTGACTTTATATTAGGTTACGAAAGATATTTAAAATCCGTAGGATTTAGATTTGAGCAATACAATACAGAAATTAATCAAGTTGAAGATTGGTCTTTAAGTGCAAGAGAATTTATGTTCTGGACTACACAGAACTGGGCGGCAAATAGTGTAATAACTTTAAGTGCTGGTGCAAACAGACTTTGCTTTGCTAGAGAGAACCATGTAGCAGATAACATTTTTGATAACTTCTATGGTTACAATATGTTTAAAGCAGATGGTAAAAAATTACTAAAAGCATTTATTAACACATATAGAGATAACGACAACTATATGGAAATTAGTACAAAGAATACAACAGACGGAATTTATGCTGTTAAGATTCCTTTAGTACAAATTGAACACGTTGTATTACTTGATAACACAACTGTATTCAAAGATTACATTTATGATTTAGAGCCAGGATATAGACAAGAAAGAATTAAAGTATTAGGATACAGAACTGATAAATGGACTGGTGGATTTAATATTCCAGGATTTGTTTTTGATGATGCTAAAGTTACTGAATGGGAACCTTGGCAAGATTATGCAATAGGCGATACAGTTAAGTATAAAGAATTTTATTATGTTGCTAAAGTAAAAGTAACAGGTTCAGATGTATTTGATGCTAAATTCTGGGAACGTTTAAATGAAAAACCACAGTCAGGATTAATTGCAAACTTAGACTATAAAGCAAAACAGTTTGGCGACTTCTATGATTTAGATACAGATAACTTTGATGAAAGTCAACAAAGAGTTGCACAGCATTTAATTGGTTATCAAAAACGTCAGTATTTAGAAAACATTATTAATGATGATGTTTCACAGTATAAATTCTATCAAGGATTTATTCAAGATAAAGGTACAAAGAATTCTTTAACAAAACTATTTGATGCATTATCAAATACAACAAGCGATAGTGTAGAGTTTTACGAAGAGTGGGCAATTAGATTAGGTCAATTAGGATCAGCACAATCTTATGATGAAGTTGAATACAAACTTAACGAAGCTAAATTTAGATTAAGTCCACAACCTGTAGAACTTGTATCTAGTATAACAGGTAAAGAAACAGATTTAATTTACAGACAAAGACCATTTGAAACTTATTTAAAACCAGATGGATATAATCATAAACCTTTCCCTACAAAGTATAAAGATACAGATTATATACAAACTGCTGGTTATGTTAATTCAGCAGATGTTAAGACGCAAGTAGCAAAGTATGATGACATATTAGCATTAACTTTAACTGATTATAACATTGGTGATTATATATGGACTGGTACAAGTAAAGCATCTTTAAGTTGGGACGTATTAAAATACACACGTACAGACTTCCAAGTTAAATCTATTAGTTCAGATACTGAAGCTGGTACAACTACATTTAATTTAAAAGCAGGTCAACAAGCAACATTTGTTCCTAATGATATTATAGGTGTTATTGATGCCCCTGATGCCGAGAAGTTTTATAAAGTAAAAGAATGTGTTCTAGGAACTATTGTTTGTTATGCAAATGGTGTAACACCAGACTTAGAAGAAGCACAAGATCAATCAGCTAACTTTGGATTTGTTACTAACTTTATATCATCTAGAGTTGCATCACTAGAAGATGCTAACACAAGATTAATTAATGACCAACTTAAAGTAGGCGAAAACATTTGGATTGATGATGACAGTAACAGTCGTTGGATAGTATTACAAAATAATCCAACACACTCACAACATCAAGTTATTTCAAACGTTGAAACAGGTGATGCAAGTACAAACTTTGGTAAAGTAATTGCTTGTGATGAAAGAAACGTAACACTAATTGTTGGTGCAAGTGAATCAAACAAAGTTTATGTTTATAGTAGATCAAGTGATACAGGACAATATCTTCACGCACAAACAATTGAAGCTCCAACAGGCTTATACACAGGAGATGGTAAGTTTGGAACAGGACTAGCATTATCAAGAGATGATAAGTGGTTAGTTGTAGGTGCTCCACAGGCTAGTAATTTAAAAACTAAATTTGCTGGAAACTTTACAGGTAACGTAAGTTATGCTAAAGATGATATTGTAAACTATCAAGAAAACTTCTGGGAAGCTCTATTTCCTATATCGGCGGCACAAGGTACATTAACATTTGATAGTTTTTATGACACAGCCACAATAGCTGAAGCGTCTTGGAATGGCTCAGCATATCCAGAAGTTGTTTATGCTATAAGAGGAAATTATAACTTTAACGTTCCAACTGATCATATGTTAATTAGAGCACCAGTGGCTCAATTTGAAGGATCAGCAGTTGGTGATACACTTGTATTAAACTGGAAACAGTATTCACAGAATTATCCAAACGGAATATTACCATTTGGTAGTAACGGCCCAGGTGTGGCACAGTTTGATGGAAGTAAAACTATTGCAGGTAAAATTGATGCAATACTTTACTTCGACAACTTATTAAGAACTCCTAATGTTGGAGATATACTTTCAACAGATACAGGATTAGGTACAGTAGATTATATTCATGTTGCAAACGTAAACCAAGCAACTGTTTATGTTAGAGATGCTAACGGTACGTTTAGTGATAGTGGTTCAGCTATGCTTGGAACACTTGCAATGGGAACTTATGTTGCAGTTAATCCTTTAAACAGAGCAAGTGACTTTGGTGGTTGGTGGAAAATTACTGGTTTAACTAGTTTTACTTCATCTACTAAAGAAGTTACAACTCCACAGTTTGTAGTACAGGATATTATTACACAAAACGAAAGTAAAACACCTGAAGTTTATTACAATACAATGGACGATGTTTATGCGTTGAATCAAGTTACTGATCCAACAATGGGTGGTAAGATAGGACATTTAAGTTTCTACAATAAACAAGGAATGCCTGATTTAAGTCCTTACTGGTTCTTTAGAGGTAACAAGGCTTGGACAGATACTTTAACTAATGGCGATAACTTCAAAATGCACGTTAATAAAATTAGAAATAGTTTAGGTACTGTTTATGATCCAGCAACGTTAGGAATAGATACAGCATATACAAATCAAGTAGGTGGACATAATGTATTTGATTTATGGGACGGTTACGTTGATGTAACATTTACAAACTTTGATAATAATGGTGATCCTTATATTCCACAAATAGGAGATGTTATTGTAGACCAACTTTCTAATGCAGAAGCAGAAGTTATTTACTTACAAGAACAATTATTAGATTGTAGATTGTATGTTAAAAATAGAACAGGAACATTTAAGTTTGGTCATACTAATAGTGATACTAGTACTATTGCAATTAAAAATGGAGTAAGTGCAGGTATTGATAGATTATCAGGAAGATTAGATGCTTCAGATATGTCAAGTGCAACAACTGGTAAATTAGTTGTTGTTAGATTTACTGACTCAACTATGTTGCCTGTAACATCACCTACATTTAAAAACGAAATTGAAATTAATATTCATAATAACAGAACAGTAAGTGGTATAGCTAGAACACCTAACTATCCTAATCCACTTAATAAAGACTGGCAACAAGTTTCAGCAATTAAGGCAGATGCAGATGGTTCAGCAAGTGCATACACTAATGAAGGTGCATATTTTGTTTATGAAAAAATGGGTTCAGGATTGTTTAGTTTCCAATTTGGTTACACTAACCCACAAAGAGAATCAAATAGATATTTAGGTACTCAAATAGAACTTCATAAGTCTAGTACACTAGATAGTTTTTATAGATTGTTTGTAAGTGCTCCAGGAAATGCATCTACTTCTAACAGTGGTAGAATACACTTTATTAACCATGGTACTGATGCTGACGGCACAGTTTACGAGTGGGCTAGAAGTAAAAACATAAACTTTAAAGGTGCATTTGATGTTACATTAACTTATTACACAAATGATATTGTATTATACTTAGGTGCATTTTATAAAGCAAAAACTAATTTAACACCAGGTGCTTGGGATATAGCTTACTGGACAGCATTAACTTCTCATATAGATTACATAGGATATATTCCAAATGATTCTAGTTTAGATGTTAATGATGATAGTACGTTTGATAAGTCAGCATTAATACAGTATGCACACCCATTCTGTATTAGTAAGAGTGCAGAAGTAATTGCAACTGTGGCAGACTTTAATAATAGTGATCCTTACGTTATAATTTACAGATTAAACAATGGGCATTATGAATTATCACAAATGATTAGTGCTCCTAAGATAGGCGTTGGATACGGTTCTTCAGTTAGCTTAAATGATGACGGAGATATGTTAGCCGTTGGGGCTCCTTTAGCAGATGATAGATCAAACGACAATGGTAAAGTTTACATTTATACAAGTACTGCTGGAACATTTACAGTTACGCAAACTCTTTATAGTCCAGAAAATGATGTTGCAGAAAGATTTGGAGCATCACTAGACTTTGAAGGTAATGACTTAATTGTAAGTTCTAAAGGTGGTGACCTTGTAACTAGTACAACTTATGATAACCTTACAACTACATTTGACAATAACTTAACACAGTTTGAAAGTGTTAATGCAGATAGTGGTCAAGTGTTTATGTATCAGAAAGTTAAAAACAAATTATTATATGCAGAGAAGTTTAATTACAAAAATGCTTCAACTGAAAGATTCGGCGAGTACTTACTGTTTAACGAAAACCACGTGTATGTACCAATGCCAGAACTTTCTGTTACAGATAACAACTACATTGGAACACTATTAGATTATAAGAGAACTAGAGATACTAGTCCTTGGAAAGAATTACGTACTCCAATAGAACAAGTTGATTTAGATAAATTTAGAGGTGTGTTCATTTACAATATAACTTCTAATCCTGTTGCACAAACAATAGACTACATTGATCCTATACAAGGAAAAATTGCAGGTGCGGCTGAAGAAGAATTAACTTATAAAACACATTACGATCCTGCTGTTTACACAAACGGAACAGCTTCTCCATCAACAGTAATTGATCCAGAAAACTATTGGGACGTTACTAATGTTGGTAGACTATGGTGGGATTTAAGTACAGCTAAATTTGTAAATCCTTATCAAGGAAACATAATTTACAATACAGCAAACTGGAACAAATTATTTACAGGTGCGTCAATAGATATTTACGAATGGGTTGAAACAAAACTTACACCTACTCAATGGAACGCAATAGCAGATACAGAAGAAGGACTTGTTGACGGTATTAGTGGTACAGCTAAAGATGTAAACACTTATGTACAAATACAGAAATACGATACTGTATCGAAAGGCTTCTTTAACAAGTTTTACTATTGGGTTAAAAATACTAAAATTATTCCAAACGTAGAATGGAGAAATGCTTCTGCGTATGACGTTTCACAATTAATTAGTGATCCTGCGGCACAAGGACAAAGATTTGTTGCTATGTATTCAAATGATAGATTTGGATTATATAACTGTCAATCACTTGTAAGTGGATCAGAAAATGCAATTAACTTCCGTTATTGGAAAATAGATAATAAAGATATTAATATTCATAATCAATATCAGATTATGTCTGAAGGATTAGGTACAAGTAAACCTAACGCAGAACTAGAACGTAAATGGTACGATAGTTTAATAGGTGTTGATACAAATGACAGACAAGTTCCAGATCCTATATTAAGTGATAAACAAAGATACGGTATTTTAGATAGACCAAGACAAGGTATGTTTAAAAATCGTGTAGAGGCTCTAAAACAAGTTGTTGAAAGAGCTAACGATGTATTAAAGAAAAACTTAATTGTTGATGAATACAATTTATCAAACTTCTTAAGTAAAGATGCAACTCCAACGTTGCTAGGTAAAAAGTTTGATAAGTCAGTAACAACTAATGCAGAATTAAACTTTGTTGGTGTATCTAATGTTATTCCAGCAGTACTAACTCCTGTATTTGTTAACGGAAAACTTACAAGAGTTGATGTTACTAATGGCGGTAAAGGTTATGTAACTGTTCCAACTTACGAATTTAAAAATTACGGAGCAGGTAGCGGAGCAGAACTTATATTAACAATGAGTTCAGCAGGTACTATTACTAATGCAACTGTTAAAAATTCAGGTTCAGGATATGCAAGTACAACTGGTTTAGAAGTAAGAAGATATAGTGTATTAGTTACTGTAGATGAAACAGTTAATAGTAAATGGGCAATATATGCCTACAATAGTTCAACTAAACTTTGGGAAAGAACTTCAAGTTCAAGTTACGATACAACTACTTGGTGGAATTATACTGATTGGTATGACACAGGTTATAGTGAATTTACAGAAACAGATTACTTAATTGATTACTCTTATCAGTTAGAAGGATTAAATGATGACGTAGGAGATATAGTTAAAATATCTACTATTGGATCAGGTGGTTGGTTATTACTAGAAAAAATTAGTAATGACGGTACAGACTATACTACAAAATATAAAACAGTAGGTAGAGAGAACGGAACTATAAACTTAAAAACATCATTGTACAATCCAGCAAATAGTAATATTGGATATGATGGATTAAGTTATGATACTTCATTCTATGACGATCAACCTACTATTGAATTAAGAAATATATTAACAGGTTTAAGAGATCATATTTTCATTAACGATCTTGCTGTTGAATATAATAACTTATTCTTCTCAAGTATGCGTTATGCGTTTGCAGAACAACCAAACGTTGATTGGGCATTTAAAACTAGTTTCTTAAAAGCTAGACACAATGCAGGTGATTTAACACAAAAAATTACTTTCCAAAACGATAGCTTACCTAGTTATGAAAAATTTGTTGAAGAAGCTAAACCTTATAAAGCAAAACTTAGAGAGTATATAAGTTCTTACACAAAAACAGATCCAACTAATACTGGTGTAACAGACTTTGATATGCCACCAGCTTATAGTGTTGATGCTGGTAAAATTGTTCCTGCAAGTTTAAAAGTTAAAGACGATTTAATTTACGGACAAGATGCAACTATTACAACTTATCCTAACAAGTACTGGGCTAACAATGTTGGCTTTGAAGTTACTAAAGCTAATATTAAAACTGGTGGAACAGGATATTTAGAAGTACCACAAGTTAAATTTAGTGGCGGTGGCGGAACTGGTGCTAAAGCAACAGCTACACTTGGTAGTGGTGGATCTATAAAATATATAACAATTACTAATCCAGGTAGCGGATACTTATCTGCTCCAACTATAACTATTGAAGGTACACAGTCAACAGGTTCTACTGCGGCTAGAATAACAGCACAAATAGGTAATAGTAAAGTAAGAAGCATACATCATATTTCCAAGTTTGATAGAACAACAGGTACGTTCTTAATTACTACATTAACACAAACAGAAAACTTTACTGGTACAGGTAGTCAAACAACATTTGATCTTAAGTATCCAATGGATTTAAGAACTACACAAATTGAAATTACAGTAAACGGTATTGAATCACTACAAAGTGAATATACAACTGATAATAAAGATTACACAGATAAGTCATACACAAGACAAAGAGGACTTATAACATTTAACGAACCTCCAATAACAGGTGCAACGATTGTTGTTAAGTATTCTAAATCTATTACTATGCTACAAGCACAAGATAGAATTAATTTATTCTATAGTCCAACAACAGGTATGTTAGGAAATGATGTTTCACAAGTAATGGACGGTGTTGACTATGGTGGAATTGAAGTTAAGAGTTTCACGTTTGGTTCAGGTACAGGTTGGTCAAGTGAACCTTACTACACTACTACTTGGGACACATACGATAATACTTACGAAGATGAAGTCTTTACTTTAGACGGAAGTACAAATGTATTCACGTTAGCTAAACCATTAGAAGCAGGAATAGTTTATAATGTTTACAAAAACGGTGTAAGAGTAGATGATCCAGACTATGATGGAAGTACAGTATTAACAAATACAAATGCAGTAATGGAAAGTATTACTGGAGCAGGACAAAGTACAATTACACTAGACGAAACTAAAATTCCGACAGTAGCAAATGATGTTATAGTAATTAGAAAAGCATCAAGCGATGGTTCATTTATTCCAGATCCAGATGGATACGATACATTATTACAAGGTGGTGATATGGCATACTCAACTGCAAGAGGAATTAATGCAGAAGAGATTGTTGTTGACGGTGACAGTTTTGTTACACCACTAACTTCAAAAGGACCTGAAGAACTTGTTCCAGGACAAGTATTAGATACACTTGATATTAAAGTTTATGAAAGAACTGGAGATGGTTCTAGTGTATTGCATAGTTACAATTATTTAGGTGACGGAAGTAATAAAGACTTTGATGTTAATTATGTACCAATGAGTCAAAAAGATGTATGGGTAAAAGTACATGGCACAGTTTTATCTGATACACAATTTACTGTAGACTATCAAAACAAAAAAATTAAATTAACAACTGCTCCTGGAGATCAGCAACAAGTACATATTATTACAATGAGTAATAATGGTGAGCATATATTAGATGTTGATCAATTTATAGGTGACGGTTCAACTTCATTATATGTTACATCAATCAAATACAAATCTACTTTAAGTTTCTTCTTAACAGTTGATGGAAAAACTGTAAACGTTGATATGGCAGAAACAGATGCAACTTATAATGTAGGAAAAGGTTTATGTGTATTTAAAATAGGTACTGCTCCTGATAACAATGCTGTAATACAATATGCAATATTTGATAGTGCCGCTAAATCATTCTCACAAATTGCAACAGATACATTTACAGGTGACGGTACTACTGATAACTTTACACTTGCACAAACTCCATTAAATCAAAAACCATTAGAGCATAATGTAATTGTTAAAGTTGGAAACAAAATTTTAAATGCAGGATACAATCAATCGTTTAATGTTAAAACAGCAACTAGAAATTACAAGTTAAGAGATTATCAAATTACTCAAGCTGGTGTTGGTGGTAACGAAGTAAGAGCATTCCTAAATGGAACAGAAGTGTTTATTTCTAAGTCTTGGAACTGGGATACCTTTAATGCAGAGATACAACTATTTTCAGATGTAGGTGTTGACGGTGATGTGTTAGATGTTTATGTAATTAACAATGGCGAATATGCATTTGGTTACTTAGGTGGTAATGGCTTATGGGTAGAAACTCCAGATAAAGTTTACTTAACTACTCCTCCAGCACTTAATGAAAGTGTAACAGTTTATCAATTAACTAATCATGATGTTAGAAAAATTGAAAGAGAAAACTTAGACATAGTTACAAGAAACCCAATTACAGTTGGTACAGATAATTATACTGAATACCACCAGCTTACAAAAGGAATTATTAAATTACGTAAAGCGGCCATAGATGCTGAATACGTTTGGATTACTAAAAACGGAGCATTATTAACTCCAAGTATTGATTACTACTTACAAGACGATAAACAGTCAATTAGAATGGTAGTAGATGTTGCAACAAATGATAGCCTAGAGCTAATACATTTCTCAAATAGCACAATTACTGGTAAGTTTGGTTATAGACAGTTTAAAGATATGTTGAACAGAACACACTTTAAACGTTTAGGTGATAATGTGGAATACACACTTGCAGAAAACTTAAACTGGTACGATACTAAAATCTTTATAACAAACGTAGATACTTTGCCTGAGCCAAATAGAGCTAAAGGAATTCCAGGTATACTCTTTATAGGAGGAGAACGTATTGAATATTTCTTAAAAGAAGATGGTGCAATTAGACAGTTGCGTAGAGGTACACTAGGAACAGGTATCAAAACAATACATAAAGCAGGAGTGCAAGTATTAGATCAGAGTGTATATCAAACTGTACCTTATAAAGACGAAACTAGAACACAGACGTTTACAGCAGATGGCTCAACTAAAGCTGTTACTGTAGACTTTACACCGAATAACGTAAATGAATTTGAAATTTTTGTAGGTGGACGTAGATTACGCAAAAATGCGATAAGTTCCTTCAATCCAAGCACTGATTTGGACAGTCCAGAGGGAGATTCTACATTACCAGCAGAATTTAGTGTTGATGGAGTAAATCCAGTAGTAACACTAACAGATACACCGGCGATTAACACCAAGATAACAGTGGTTAGACGCATAGGTAAGAAGTGGACTGACCCAGGAACTCCATTGAGATTACAAGAAAATGACATTGGACGGTTCTTAAGGAACAAAGAGGTGGCGCTACCTAAATAAATACACTTGTAGGATATTAATATGATAGACAATTTTAAAGATAATTCAGGAGTTCTTTTGCAAGGACACATAAAGATACATAACCCGGAAACCGGAGAAATTCTGGTTGATAAACGTAATGCTATACACTACGAAAACATGAGTATTTCGTTAGCAGAAAGTTTAGCAAACCAAGGGCAAGGAATGGTATATTCCATGAACTTTGGTAATGGTGGAACATCAGTCGATCCAACTGGTATCATAACATACCTTTCACCCAACTCAACAGGCACAAATGCTAGTTTGTACAACCAAACTTACACTAAAGTAATAGATGACAATTCGATCAATAACACAGATCCTACAAGAAATAAGATTGAAACACGTCACGTTAGCGGTACAAACTATACAGACATTGTTGCTACTTGCTTATTAGATTATGGTGAGCCAAGTGGACAAGATGCTTTAGATAATGCAACAGGTTCAAACAGCTTGTATGTATTTGATGAGTTAGGTTTAGTAAGTTATGCAACAAGTGGTACAGGTAGATTACTAACACACGTTATATTCCACCCGGTACAGAAAAGTTTAAACAGACTAATTCAGATAGACTATACTGTAAGAGTACAGAGTTTAACTGGTTTTAACGAGGCGTAATAAATGGCTTATACAGTAAACCATACAGACCTAGCTAACAAAGGTAGCATAACGGTTGAGGATAATACACTTAACCAAACAACGTCTTTGTCACTACCAGGTAGAAATACAACTGCCTATGGAACAGCCATTGCTGAAAACTTTTTACACTTATTAGAGAATTTTACAAATAGTACAGCACCAGGTAACCCAGTTGAAGGACAACTGTGGTATGATAATACACCAGGTGTTGATCAATTAAAACTTTACGATGGTACTACATGGATTAGTGCATCAGGATTAAAGAAAGCAACAACACAACCAGGTGCGGCACAATCAGTAACAGGTGACCTTTGGGTTGATACTGATAACCAACAATTATTTTTATACACAGGTTCAGGTTGGGTGCTAGTTGGTCCGTCATTCAGTGATGGATTATCAACAGGTGTTAAAGCAGATACAATAGTAGGAACTAACAATGTTAGTTACACTTGTTTAGTTGTTGAAGTTAGTGCAAAGACATTAGCAATTTATTCAACGGCGGCGTTTACACCTAAGACAACAATTACAGGTTTCACAACTATTAATCCAGGATTTAATTTAAGTTCAGCAGATATTACAGGTGCTGGTGCAGGAAAATATTACGGTACGGCAGAAAAGGCAGAAGCATTAGTTGTTGGAGGAACTTCAGTAGCGGCTTCTAACTTTATGCGTAACGATGCAAACTCACAAAGTTTGTATCCTATAACTGTAAAAAATAACGGTGGTATAACTGTTGGTGCATCAAGTACGTTAACTATGGGCATTGAAGGACAAGCAGGTATTATAGGACATAATACTTCAGGTTCAAACATTGACATTAGAGTTAACAACAACGGTACAACAACTACTGTAATGAGATTTGATTCAACTTCTAAAGTTGGTATTAATAATTTAAGTCCAGACCAAGCATTAGACGTTTCAGGTAATATTCAAACTGATAGTGCTTTATTAGTTGACGGTACAACAGATGCTTCAACAATAGCAACAGGTAGTATTATTACTAAAGGTGGTGTTGGTATTGCTAAAAAATTATTTGTTGGCGGTGATTCAAATATAGCAGGACTATTAACAACACAAAACATTGTTCCTAATTCAAATACAGCACGTAATTTAGGTACAGCTAACGAACAATGGTTAAATGTTTATTCACAAAACTTTATAGGTAACGTAACAGGTAACGTTACAGGAACAGTTTCAGGACGTTCTGGATCAACAGACAAACTTGCAAGTTCAACAACATTCCAAATGAATGGTGATGTAACTGCACCGTCATTTACATTTGACGGACAAGATGCAAGTACTAAAACATTTACAACATCTATTTCAAATAGCTTTGTTGCAAATAAAACAGAATTATCAAGCTCATTAACTTCAGATGAAATATTAGTTAATAGAGTTACTGGTGACACAGGCGTTTATAAAATTTCAAGAACTAACTTGTTTAAATCAATTCCTACATTACCAATTGGAATGATAACTCCATATGGTGGAGATACTGCTCCAACTGATTGGGTATTATGTTATGGACAAGAAGTTACTATTGCAGAATATCAAAACTTGTTTAATGTAATAGGTTACAACTTTAAAGATCAATCACTTGTAGCGGCAGGTAAATTTGCATTACCTGATTTAAGAGGTAGATTTGCATTAGGTAAAGATAACATGGGCGGTGGTTCAGCTAACGTTGTTACATCAGCGGCGGCAGACACAATAGGTTCAGTTGAAGGACAACAGAACAGAAGTCTTGCAGTTACTAACTTACCAGAACACGAACACGATTTAAGAGGACCAAGTGGAGATCAATATTACACAATAAGAGATATTAGTGGCGTTCCAAACGATCCACAAGGTATACAATATGACGCTCCAACAGGAACTGGCCAAGGTCAGGCGTATGCTACATCAGGTGGAGTACTAACAAACAACGCATTAGGTACAGCAGTAGACATAATGAATCCGTACATGACTGTTAACTATATTATGTACGCAGGGGAGAACACAGCGATATGAGTTATAAGCTAAACAAAACTGACGGCACATTACTCGTAGATTTAGTTGATGGTTCATTAGATACTACTACAACAAGTATTGGTCTTATTGGAAAGAACTATTCAGGGTTTGGTGAAACGTTAAACGAAAACCAAATCAAGATGTTAGAAAATTTTGCTAACACTTCAGCACCTAGTGTTCCTTTAATAGGACAACTATGGTATGATAAGTCACAGGGAAGAATTAAAGTTTATGATGGAACATCATTTAGAGAAAGTGGTGGACCTATTGTTGCAACAGCTCAACCAAGTAGTTTAGTTGCAGGTGACCTTTGGTTAAACAGTTTAACTAACCAACTTTACTTTTATGATGGAACTGATTTAGAATTAGCAGGTCCAGTTTATACTGCACAGCAAGGTAAAACAGGATTTGAAACATTTACAGCATTAGATACACAAAACAATAGCAAGGTGCTTATTAAAATGTACATAGGTGGTACATTAATGGGTGTTTGGGCTAACGAAGAATTTACTCCAGCAGTAGGTTATACTATATCAGGAATTACTGGAAATATTAAAAAAGGATTTACACCTATTGATTCAACATCAACAGGTACAGTTTACAGAGGTGTATCAAATGCGGCACTTAACTTAATTAACGCACAAGGCGTTGAGAAAAGTGCGGCACAGTTTTTACCAGCTGATGCATCAGGAACTACAACAGGTGCATTAACAATTAGTAATAGTGGAGGACTTACAGTAGGTCCTGCACAAAATAATATTCAAAAGATTGTAGGAACTTCATATGTAAGTGAAAACCAACTATCCAATCATGACTGGAAAGTTAGAGTTAGAAAAACTACAGGTTACGTTGATGCTATTGTAATTGATACAGATGTATCATATATGGGAATATTTAAAACTACTCCAACAGCAACTTTACACGTTGGCGGTGATGCAACTATTGATGGTAACTTAAAAGTATTAGGTTCAACATTTAACGTAGATGTTGGTAACTTAAGAGTTGAAGATAAAAACATTGAACTTGCTATACAATCAGATAGTTCAACAGGTGATAACGCCGCAGTAGACGGTGGTGGTATTATTTTAAAATCTTCAGATTTAGATAAAGAATTTATATGGCGTAATGCAGAGCAGGCTTGGACATCAAGTGAAAACATTGATTTAGGAGCAACTAGAGGTTACAAAGTTAACGGTAACACAGTTTTAACTGAAACTGCACTAGGTTCTAGTGTAACTCAAGCATTAGGACTTACTCAAGTTGGAACATTATCTACATTATCAGTTGATAACGTTACAATTAATAATTATGCTATAACAACATCAGGTAGCGGATTACAAATAACAAGTGATGGTGCAATATCTATTACTAATAACCAGAAAATATCTGGTATGGCTAATCCAACTGCTGACCAAGATGCGGCAACAAAATTTTACGTAGACGACTCACTGGATAATGAGCCAGTAATTGTACCATTAGATATTACAGGATTAAGTAATGCCAATATTGCTACAATTATTGAGGACATTTATCCGGCGGCAACTAAAAAGACGGGTTCATATGCTTATGTACCAACAAGCACATTAACAGGTGCTACTGTAAGTGGTATTGATATAAACACGGTTGCTAGTAAGTCTTTTATCGCTGTAGATGCCAATGGTGTACAAAACGAGAGCGTTTTACAGGATATTGCGTTTAGTAACGCCTCTGGTACTGTAAGTTCATCAGTTGCTAGAGGATTAAAGCGGTTCAAAGTACAAGCAAGTGCCTGGGTGTTTGACACTGATTTAGGTAGTAGCGGCGGGCTATGGTAAAAGATAAATACTAACATAGGGGTTAATAACAATGGCATATACTATAGATAGATACAGCGGAGTAACTTTAACAACAGTTGAAGATGGTACCGTAGATCAAACTACCGATATCAAGCTAGTAGGTAAAAACTACGCAGGATACGGTGAGATACAGAATGAGAATTTTTTACATCTGCTAGAGAATTTTAGCGGAACTTCACAACCACCTAAAGCAATTTCAGGGCAAATTTGGTTTGATGCAACAGCATCTAAACTTAAATTTTATGATGGTTCTAAGTTTAGAACTACAGGTGGAGCAGAAGTAAGTGCAACACAACCGGCTGGTTTAGCTACTGGTGATTTATGGTGGGATAGCACAAACGAACAATTATACGCATACAACGGAACTGGTTACGTATTAGTTGGACCACAAGGTTCAGGTACTACTGTAACACAGATGAAAACTGTAACAATCAGAGATACAACTAATACAAATAGAGTAGTCATTCAAGCCATTGTTAGTGACGAAGTAATTTACATGATTAGTTCAGTTGCATTTACTATTGATTCAACAGATCCTAGTAATGCAGTTACAGGATTTGACGTTGTTAAAAAAGGTTTAACCCTAAGAAATACACAAAACGCAACAGGCGGTGTTACAAGTTCAACAGATTACTATTGGGGAACTGCTAGTAACTCATTAAAACTTGGTGGATATAGTGCTTCAGACTTTGCATTAGCAGGTTCAGGATCATTTACTTCACTAGTTAACTTTGCAGATGCTGGTATTTCAATAGGTGACAGTAACGATCTTAAGATTTTTATTGAAAACGATAACGAAGGCGTTATACAAAATGACGTAGGTACAGTTATTAAGTTTAGAGTTGACAATATGGGCGGTGCTCCATATGATCCTTTACACATATATTCAACTGATATGAGACCATCAGCTGATAATACGTTTAACATAGGAACTTCAACAGCTAAATTTAACACAATGTACGCAACTACATTTAGCGGAACGGCTTCTACAGCTTCTACTTTACAAGTAGGTGCAAACAATCGTTCAGGATCTACTTCAGCTACTAATAATACAGTAGCAGTTAGAGATGGATCAGGAAATTTAGTAGCAAACATATTTACAGGAACAGCTTCACAGGCTCAATATGCTGACTTGGCAGAGAAATATACAACTCATACAGGTGATTTAGCAGTTGGAACTATTGTTGCAGTTGCAGATGGTTTAGAAGATGCTGATATAAGTGAAGAACTTAAACCATGTGAGATGACAGATATTCCAGTAGGAGTTATATCAGAGAAACCAGCTTACTTGATGAATGCAGATGCAGACGGTCAAGCAGTTGCTTTAAAAGGTAGAGTTCCAGTAAGATGTACAGGACCTATTTTCAAAGGTAAGCCAATCTATGCAAACGTTGATGGTGTAGGAACACAAATACACGATGACGGACAAGTAATGGGTATTGCCTTAGAAACTAAAGAAGACGAAGAAGAAAAATTAGTTGAAGTATTATTAAAGGTTTAAACTAATGGCAATTGGTGATATTATTACAGCGGCAAGGTACAACAACTTGCAATCAAGAGTAGAAACAATCCTAGGTACAGGTTCAGGTGATGACGGATATGGTCAAGCATTGAATTCTAGTCAAGTAGGTGCGTCAACTACGATCACTGCTAGTCATATGTCAACACTTTATACTGATATAGCAAATGGTAGAGTACACCAAACTGGTACTGCTCCTACAGAAATAGCTATAATTGGTGCAGGTTCAACAATTTTAGATAGCGATACTGTTAATAAAAAAGGTGTTGCTCAATTCGAAAACTTAACAACTACTTTAGAGAACGAAAAATTTCAAATACACGGTACTCAAGGTACAGCAGAAGCGGCCAAAACAGCTAGTTATACTACAAGCTGGAACGGAACATTAACTCATATATTAGATGTTACGTTTAGTACAGCAGATCATAGAAGACAATTTTTTAATGCAGGTGGAGAAATACGTTTTGCAAGTAATATTACATACGTAGGTGCCGCGGCAAAGACTATTGATTGGATGACTATGCTTGTTAATATGGGTACAGTTAAAATGGGTTACACTTCAACAAGTGCAACAGGGTCAGGTTCAGGATCAACTTTAGGATTTCATGATCTTACAACTACTTTACAAACACTTTTCACTAAAAATGGTACAGGTTTGTATGCGGCCAACAACTGGACACTAAAAGCTAAACTAGTTGGAACTACTCAAATCCAATTCCAAGCTGAATGGAATGACGCAAATACTGGAAATCCAAACTACGATGAAGATGTACTAGGTACTGTAAACAGTACAGTTACTCAATTACGTGCTACTGGAACATACGTTGTAGTACCTACCCCAACACATACAACAAACGGCAGTTCAAACTTAACCTAACAGTTGATTTTTTTGTCTAAATAGTGTATAATATGCTTATAGCATAGGAGACTATTATGGACGAACGTTTAAAAAAAGCCTTAGATTTTTCTAATTACATGGTTACTCTTAATAACCAAAAAAGAGTGCTTAAAGAAAAGTTCTATGAAGCTAGAATCCATTATTTTAATGGAGGTCAGTTTTCTGTAACACAAGAACTTTTAACTTTCGTTGGTATGCTGTGCGAAAAAGACGATACTAATAATATTGTTATTATCGATGATAACGATACTCCCATTCGAATTAAAGATTTAAATGAATTTCTCGATGATATTATGAATATATATTTTGTATCAGCAAACGAATACCAAACGGAGTATGAAAAACTTAGATCTAAACGTAAGGTCTCCGGGTTGGTAGAACATGACGAAGAGTAAAGGTGCATTAATTTTTGCAAGGAATAACGCACAAATTGATTATATTAAACAAGCTCACTATTCAGCAAAAAGAATCAAAAAATATTTAGACATTCCTACAACTATCGTTACTGATAGCATAGAATATCTTAAAAACGAATACAAAGATTACAAAGAAGTATTTGATCAAGTAATAGAAGTTCCTTTTACAACAAACTCAACTACTAAAAGATACTTTGATGGATCTGGTGTAGCAAAACATTTACAATTTAAAAACGATATGCGTACAAACGCATATGAGTTAAGTCCATATGATGAAACAATACTGTTAGATAGTGATTACATTATAGCAAACAGTTTATTCAAACATTGTTTTACTCAAGATCATGATTTTTTAATATTTAAAGATGCAAAAGACTTAACTGGTCATCGTAATACAGATGAGTTTCAAAAAATAAGTGATACAAGTGTAGACTTTTATTGGGCTACTGTTATATTTTTTAGAAAGTCACCGGAAAACAAAATATTTTTTGATTTAACAAAACACATTCAGGAAAACTGGGATCACTATAATAGTATATTCCAAGTCAATAGAGGTCTTTTCCGTAATGACCATGTGTTTAGTGTAGCAATACATATAATGAATGGTTATCAATCAGGAGATTTTGCTCATAAGATGCCAGGCACAAAGTATTATACTGCTGATAGAGATATTTTATGGGATTTAGAAGGTGATAACTTTTTCTTTTTGTTAGAAAAAGAAGCACACCTAGGTGAATACACACCATTGCGTATAAAAGGTAGTAATATACACGTAATGAATAAGTTTAGTTTAAACCGTATTATAGATAGAGGAGTGTTGTAATGGAAATAATCTGGGTTTTATTATTATCAGTTTGCACATCTCAAAAATGTGTAACGCAAGAAGTAAAAGAGTTTTTATCAGAAGATAAATGTATATCTTCACAAGTAGCACACGAACTAATACCAACAGATGGTAAGTGGGATAGTATAATTTATAAATGTCAACCAAAGGATAGTATAGGTGCATAACGTAGACAGTAGAATTAGATCAAGATTTTGTAGAAGATGTGATGCAGTTCGTAGATACCAATGTTCTTGTCCAAACAATATGGCAATGGCATGGCAAAGAGAAAATGTATTTCATAGCGGTAAACGTTACAAAGGCAAAGATGCATTAAAGTATGTATTAGAAAGTAAAAATGACTAGAGGATTTGTATTAATAGCACAGAATAGCGAATACGATTACGTACAACAGGCGTGTGTGTTAGCTATGAGTATTAAAGCTACTAATGATGCCAACATTTGTTTAATAACCAACGATAAAGTGCCATCTAGGTACGAGAAATTGTTTGATATTATTAAACCTATACCTTGGTCAGACGATGCTAAAGACAATAATTGGAAAGTAGATAATCGTTGGAAGTTATACCATGCAAGTCCGTATGATGAAACTATTGTATTAGATACAGATATGCTTGTATTACAAAACTTAGATACTTGGTGGGACTTTTTAAGTAATTATGAAGTGTTTTATACTTCTAATGTATATACATACAGAGGTGAGAAAGTTGTAGATAACTATTATAGAAAAACTTACAAAGCAAATAAATTGCCTAATGTATATGCAGGATTTCATTACTTTAAAAAGTGCGACTTTGCTAAAGAGTTTTATACATTATTAGAAATTGTAATGAATAACTGGGAATTATTTTATGGTAAGTTTGCTAAAGAAAGCTATCAAAAATATTTAAGTGTAGATACAAGTACAGCTATTGTAACAAAGATATTAGATTGTGAAGATAGGATTACAAATAAACGTGTTAAGTTTCCAACGTTTACACATATGAAAACTCATATACAAGGTTGGAAAAATGGAAGTGCTACTTGGCGTAGCAGAGTAGGTTCATACCTTACAGATGATTTAACACTTAAAATAGGTAATCATTTACAGTCAGGAATCTTTCACTATACAGAAAAAGAGTTTTTAACAGACGAGAAAATTAAAAAATATGAAAACTATATTGCAGAGAACTATTAAAGATAGAGAAACAAACTTATACCCTGTTTGGTTAATGCGTCAGGCTGGAAGATATATGCCTGAGTATATGCAAATGAAACAAAACAGTAATGGGTTTTTAGATATGGCTCTTACACCAAGTAAAGCAAAAGAAATAACTATGCAACCTATTAAAGCATTTGATATGGATGCGGCCATAATCTTCTCTGACATACTTATTATTCCGTATGCACTTGGCCAAGAGTTAGATTATACTCCTGCACCAGTACTAGGACCTTTTTACGATAAAATGTTTGAAACAGATATGATAACTTTTATAGAAAGATGTCAACCTGTATATGATGCAATTAAACAAACTAGACAAGAACTAGATAGTAGTAAAAGTTTAATAGGATTTGCTGGAGCACCTTATACACTTTGTAAGTATATGACACAAACTAAAGATCAAAATGTTGTAGATAAACTAGTTCCTTTTATTGTTGAACATTTAGTACAACAAATAAAAGCAGGTTGTGATACAATACAAATTTTTGATAGTTGGGCAGGAGATTTAACAGAAGAAGAATTAGATACTTTATGTTATTTCCCAACAGCACACATAGTAAGCGATATAAGAGAGTTATATCCTGAAGTTAGTATAATTGCTTTTCCAAGACTAATAGGTAAAAACATAAATGATTTTGCAAACGTTGTAATACCTGATTGTATTAATTTAAGTGATGACATACCTGTAGAAGATGTAACTACTAAACTTGTATTACAAGGTGGTATTCCAATTAACGAATTATTAGTTAATGGCGACATTACGCCAATGCTACAAAAA